CGCAGGGCGCGCCCTGCGCCCGTGCAGGTCATCCGTCGATCCACGCCATGAGCCACTTCGCCAGCTGGTGCAGGCGGGTGTGCATCACTGTGGCTACGAGCCCCGTGGCGTCCGGTCGCAGGCTGACCATCTCCTCTGACGAGCCGTCCGCGAGGATCACCACGGCGGCCACGCCTGCGGCCTCTCCGCGCTCGTACATGTCCGCGGCGCGGCGCAGATCTTGTGCTCTGGCGCGCCGGGTCTCGTCGCTCTCCCCGATGTTGTGTACGGTCACAGCGCCTCCCCTTCTCGCAGCACGCGGGTGCGGCACCCCAAACCCTTGCAATCAGGGCACGGGATGTTGATCGCCTCGGGGTCGTGCGGCTTGTATTTGGGGTGCGCGGCGCCTCGAAACCTCCATGCGCGGCCTTCGATCCGCCACTGCGCATTGCCGGTGCCGTTGCAGGTGGGGCACGGGGTCACAGCGCCTCCCCTTCTCGCAGCACGCTCGTCTGGGCGATCATGTCGCCGGTCATGCGCTCCTTGCTCTTCTCGCCCTCCTTGGCCCCGAGGGCGGTCTTGATCGCGCGGGCGTCGGCGACGCCTTGGTCTTCGGCCCAGGCGACCAGGTTCTCGGTCTTGACCATCCAGACCCAGCGGCGCGTGTTGTCGAAGCGGATCTGGGTCTTCTGCCAACTGAGGCCCTTGAGCGCGTTGCCGACGCGCACGATGGTGGGCGGGGGCTCGTTGGTGCGGAAGCACTCCCAGTGCTCGGTCAAGCCCTTGGGGCTCACGAGCAGGTGCCCATCTCGGATCCAGAAGTAGTTGCGCATGGGGTTGCAGGCGCGGGCGTCGCCGAGGACCAGCTGCGTCAGGGCGTGGCAGACGGCCGAGCGCAGGCCGCTGCCGGTGGTCATGCCGGCGATGAGCGACGGGCAGAAGCCCGGCACCGCGAAGCGGCCTCGGCGGGTGCGGCGCCGGCCCTGGGCGAGGTAGAGGGCGTGGCGCGCGATCTTGTCCTCGTAGATCATGCCCGCGGTGTCGGCGCCGCGTAGGTACTCGGCCGACTTCTCGGAGGCGTGCACGTGGATCAGGCGGTCGCTGATCGCCTGGATGTCGTTGCGCGTCAGGGTCTCGTTCGACAGCAGCAGGTTCTCGTTGTTCGAGGTGATGATCACCCTCACCGCGCCCTCGAGAGTGCCGTCGGCCATGTACTTGCGGCGCCAGGGGCGCACGCGCTCCTGCACGATGGCGCGCAGCTCCTGCGTCTTGACGTGGCCGCGGAAGTTCTTCGGCAGGGTCTCGTCCGCGAGGATCAGGGGGCAGGCGGCCACCGCGCCGTTGAACGACCCCATGGCGACGCCCATGTCCGAGGGCCCCATCTCGGTCCAAAGGCGCGCGAGGCCGTTGGCGAGCAGGGTCTTGCCCGCCCCCGGCACCCCGTCGAGGTAGAGGGCAGGCAGAGGCTCGGTCGTATCGGTCACGAGCGAGAGCCAGTCGACGAGGTGGTCGTAGGCATCGCCGCCCAAGATCACGAGCCACTCGGCCACCTCGGGGTCGTACTGGGGGGTGAGCTTGCGCAGCGGGGCGGTCGCCTCGACCATCGTGCCGGTGGTGTGGTCGAAGCGGGCGCGCTGGGCGCTCAAATCGGCGACGATGCGCCGGGCGTGGCTCCCGTGGTCGGCGACCAGCTCATGGGGGGCCTTGAGGCGCACCCCGGCCCCGTTCGAGGTCGGCGCGTACAGCTCAAGCGGGGCCGGGGCCAGGTAGGTGCCGACGAGCGACGGGTACTCCTGCAGGGTGAGGCGGATGTAGTCGCCCGCTAGGAACACGTAGAAGATCTTGTCCGACTGGATGATCCAAGCTCGAGCGTTGAAGTCGCGCACCGAGGGGTAGCCAGCCTCGCGGGCCCACCTGGCGATCTCCTCGTCCGTGTAGGGGCTCTCGCGGGCCCCGTCGAACGCCTTGCGGATGGCCGAGCGCCGGGCGTCGATGTCCTCCTGCTCTTGGACGGCCACCTCCTCCTCGTGGTGGCAGAGAGCTCGCTCGAGCTTGTCCTCGACCAGGCTCAGGGGGATGGGGTCCTTCTCGTCGCGCAGGGCGATGGCGTCGATGGACCCCTGAAAGAGGGTGGCCGTCTGCACCGGGTCCATCTCCGGGAACTCGGCGGCGATGGCGCCGGCGATGTTGAAGAGGGTGGTGTCGCGCGAGCCCGGGGCAGCCCAGGGCTCCCCGTCGCAGACCGCGCGAATGGCCCGGCCGACGGCGGCGGTGTGGGCCGACTTGGACGCGGTGAGTTTCTTCTGGAGGCGGCGGAGATCGGTGGTGCGCAGGGGCTCGGTGCGAGAGGCCCGAACGACGGGGACCTCCCCTTCCCAGGCCTCGGCCAAGATGGCGGCGGGGTCCAAGAGAGGGGCGTCGTCGTTGATCACGTAGGTGTAGAGGTGCTGGCGCTCGGGGTGGCAGGAGGGGGCGAAGTACATCCGGGAGACGTCCTTGCACTGTTCGTCAGCTAGCCCACCCATGAGCTTGTGGAGCCTAGCCCAAAAGGCTGGCCATTCTCGAGCTGCAACGGGCGTTTTGAGGGGGAAAATTATACGAAGACACTGCCCTTTTTCAGGAATACCGTAGCTCCACGTCGTGGCTGTGACAGATCGGTGCCCCTGGGCCACCTCGAGGGCCTGCTCGACCTGGTTTTCGGCCAAACTGTCCAAATCTAGCACAGCTAGGTAGACCTGCCGGGCGTTCGATTTGGCGCGTGGGCCGTCGAAGGTGACGGGAGAGAAAAGCGGTACGTCCCTTTTTTCTAGGGATAAGATGGGGGACTCGAACTGCTTGCAGAACTCGGCCCAGGTCGTTTCCTTGGTAGACCCCTGTATCGAAGTCGGGGACTTAAAAAGTGTGATCTTGATATCCATGTCGTTGCTGATCCGCTGTGAGGTAGAAAGGGGTAGTGGCATAGGGGACCAAGTGAGTCTTACCCGGATCCGGGTTGAATCCCCCTACGAAAACCTACATCGACGCATAGAGGTGTTTTGTCCACATGTAGGTACCGGTAGTCAAGCGCACTTGAGGCCAAGCCTTACCCTCTGGGCAATATACGCCGAGAAACACAGGGGCTCAAGTGACAGTAAGTCTAGTGCGGGATCGCGTGAAGATGTAGGACAAATCCCCGTGCGTGTTAATAAAAGAAATAGTACCTTTAGGTAATCAGACAAAGTTCAGCTATGCCCAGGCGCGACCCTGCCTCTGTGGGCCTTTCTAAGGGCTTGGAGGGCTTTGGCGCTAGGGGGGTCGCAGGTTAGGCACTGTCGGGCCTTCCAGCCCCTGCCCTGGCCCGGGAATCACCATCTCAGGCTCTGGGTCTTGGGTGGCCTCGAAAAACGTACCCACAAACCTGATTTCTGGCGCTGTGCTGCTACACTATAAGGATGGACGAGAGAAAAATGTCGTATGGCGAAGCAACAAGCCTTCGGAGGGCCTCCGTGTACGGGATGGTCGCCCGCATGCACAACAAGGAGCGTATCATCTCTGAGATCATGCGGGCCCATGATGTGAGCCGCGCAACCATTATCGAGGACATCGAGAAGGCGCGGAAACGCATCCGGCGCGAGGCCAAGCGCCGGGCCAAGGACGCCGATCGCACGGTGGCCGAGCTCGACGCGTCGCTGCGCGTGGCCGTCGCTGAGGCGCACGATCAGAAGAAGCCCGCGGCTGTGGCTACAGTCTCGAAGGTGCTCATGGACCTGCACGGGCTCAAGGGCAGCGACAAGGTCGACCTGAACGTCAGCGGAGGCCTCTCCCACGTGGTCGACGGGGAGGGCCTCCGCGATATGAAGGACTTCCTGAGCGGGCCTAGCGAAAGCTGAGAGCGCGGTCTAGGCCGCTGCGCTTGCGGCTCTCGGACGAGCGCTTGAACTCGGCCCAATCGGCGAAGCCCATCTCCCTCGCAAGCAGGTTCTGCATGGTCATGAGGTGGACTGCGCGATCACCAGGGACGTAGGTGTCTACGTAGTCCGTGAGATGCGGGTTGCGCCCGTACCACTCGAGACGCCACCTCGCGATCCTCTTGGCGATCTGGGCCGAGCGCGAGTCAGCCATCGCCGTCGCCTTCATGCCTCATCAGCATGTCGGGCTTCACGCTCACGTGGCGGCACCGGATCACGGGCTCGTCCGAGCGCATCTTTTCGGGCCCGTACTCGCCGATCACCATCACCCAGACGTACCCCGCCTCAAGAGGTTGGAGTTTCAGACGGGTACGTACGTCGAGGGGCACGCGCCGACCGATGCGGTTACCCAACCCTTGGTGATTGGAGAGGAACCAACGGCCTTCAGGGACCGCCCCGACTTCGACGATCTGACCCGGCATCTTGATGAAGACGTCTCGTGACGACATCACCGCCCCCCTTCGAGGGCAGCCCTACAGGCCTGATCGCCCCGAGCGGAGATGGCCGTGCTGTCGCATCGGATCTCCCTCCCGTCGTGGCGCAGAACGCACAGCCCTCCTGCAGGCCAGAGGCGCTCGGCCGTGCGCTCGCACTGCGCCACGAGGTCTTCCCCCTCCTCGTCCGACATGGGGTTGGCCGCGGCCGCGCAGTCGACGATGAAGGCTTGGGCCTCTTGGACGTGGCCTTGGTGGACACCTCGGCAGGGGGTCACGCGAACGATGGGCCCATTGCAGGCCCCCACGAGGGCGAGGGCGGCGAGCAGCCAGCGGGCCCGCGAATCAAGCAATTCCTTCCAGGCCATCATTCACCCCCTTCCTGCGCCTGCGAAGCGGCGATCCGCGCCCGCGCGTCCTCGGCGATCAGCACCAAGAACTCGGCCATGTTCGAGCTCGAGACGTGGTACGGCGCCGGGAGGTTGCCCGAGGCGATGTCGTTGAGGTGGGCGAACACGACGGGGTGCGGGTCCTCTACCGTGCTCAGGACCTCGCGCGCCTGGGCGACCAGGTAGGCGCCGTCCTGGGCGTTGAGGCGGAAGTGCCCGGCGTGGGTCTGGGGGAAGACCATGTCCCGGAGCTTGAACACCTTGAAGGGTTCGTTGGCCGGGGCGATCCCGAAGTGGATCATCACGGTGTGGGCGAGCTCTTGGACCTCCTCCATGGTCATGGGGGCGCCCCCGAGTGATCGACGCATGTTCGTGGCCGTGTGGATGGCCCCGAGCATGAGGAGCCACACGGACACGGTCGGGTCCGCACCGCTGTAGGGGATCTGGCGCGCCAAGTACGCGAGGTCTTCCGGAGAGTTGCACGCCTGCGCCTTCTCGAGCAGGGCTTCCGTCAAGGCGGAGGGGTCGTCTTCGGTCATCTGAGAGCCTTTCTGAATGGGTCTGGGATTGTAGCTACAGTTTCAGGTGCGTGCAACCGGTAACGACCCATCTGGGCCGAGGCCGAGTTCTTGACGCTCTTCGTACCGGCGCATGGCCTCGTGGGCCGGCAACCCTCGAGCGGGTTTGCGGCGCACGCGCCACTTCCCGCCTGAGCGTACGAGGCGTCGGTATGGGGTGGGGGTGCTGGGCCCGTACAGCGCCGGGAGGTTGGAGGCGTGCAGGTGGAGGACGTGCTGACTATCGCAGCGGTCACGCGCGCGAACGACGTCGAATAGGGCGGCTTGGGTGCTCAAGGGGATCACGACATCACCTCCTCGTTCACGGTGTAGCCGCCCCCGAGCACGCGTCGTATGGCTCCGCGATCGTCGAGGCGCTTGATGGTGGCTCGGATGTGCGTGGCCAGGCGGTAGGGGTCGCGGTCGCGGAAGTATGAGGCGCGCACGTCGCTGTCCCCCACGGCCTTGGCCAGGGCCTGGATCGTGGTGCGCCGGCCGCAGAGGGCGGCCTGGGCGATGTAGTGGGCGAGCTCGGCCTCTTGGCACTGGGCCAGGGTCCGGCGCTTGGCCGGGTTCCTGGGCGGCCGGAGGTAGATGGGGCCTTCGGCCTCGGCCCGGGCCTTGGGGGTCTTCGGGCGTCCTGCAAGCGCGCGCTTGGCGATTCGATCGAGGGGGTTGGTCACTGGTAGGCCTCCTGAGTAACGCGCCATAGTCCTTGGCTCACTCGACGCATGTACCCCTTCGATTTGAGTTCTCGGAGGTGGGCTCGTGGGTTCGAGGTGACGCCCAACCCCATGATTTGCCGGGTGGTGATGGTGCCACGCCCCACTTCTTGGTAGGCGGCAACAAGGACAGATCGGGCAGCCGGGGATAAGGGGCCTTGAACTCTGGGAGGGAACTCGGAGACCAGGCGACAGTACAAGCACCAGGACTCGGGGCGTGCGCCAGCGAGCACGTCCAGTCTACGGCGGACCCCTTGGTCGCCAACACCAAGCGACTCGAATCGTTCCGAGGACTCGGGCGCAATGGTTGACTCGTGATGCGCAGACGCCCGAGCAACCATAAGTCGCCTAGAAATATCCCACACGCTCACAACGCCCCACGGCTGCCCCCCAAGGCCAAGCTCACGCAAAACACACGCGCCACCACCCACGTGAAAATCGCAGGACACGAGGGAACCGCCCGGGCGAACCGGGCGTCCTCCGCGAAGAGCCGTGAAGGCAACGCCCATTAGGCGCCCCCCTCAAAGAATGCACCCATGATGGAGTCCATGGCTTCGGCACGAGCGGCGTGGCGGCCTCGGGCGCGACCACCCTCCACGCATGCGATGGCGCGCGCCTCGCAATCGGTGGCAACCTGGTAGGCCGCACCCTGAATGGCCATGGCGCTATCAGCGCCAATGAGCGCGCCATCGTTGGCGGCGCAGAAGGCGGCGAAGTGCGCCACCTGAGGAAGGGTTGCCGAGGCAAATACCTCGGCGAGGGCCGTGATCCTCGCGGCATGGGTGCCGTGGGCGCGAAGGATGTTGGCGACCAAGGTGGTGAGGAGTGCTGCGGTGATGGTGTTCATGGTTGGTCTCTGGGTGGGGGTCGCCACGCCAGCGCGCGGAGGATTAGGCAGCGGTCAAGCATCGGACACCTCTGTCTCCAGCAAGAGATCGTGAAGGATACGCGTTCGTGGCTCATGTCCGTCCACCGGGGCGGGCTTGCCGCAGCATTCGCAAGCGGGCTGGAAGGTGTATCGGCCGTCGCGGCCGCGCTCTCGGGGGTTGCTCGTCATCACCATACAGAGAATGTAGCCACAATCTCAGAGGGGTGCAACCGGCAATCGTGCAGGGCGCACCTGCGCAGATGCAGGCACCTGGTGCTACAATCTCCAAGTGCTACCGCTGCCCGACTACCTGAGGCCCGAATGGATCGACCCGCACGACGAGTGGATCTCCCTCTGCCAGATGTTGCACTGGCGCGGGTCGCTCCCCTTCGTGCACCCGGATTACGACCTCGACGAGATGGGGGATGCGGGGGTCCGAGCCCTGGCGGGCACTCTCGACGACATACACGTGCGGCTCGCTCGCACTCGAGCGGATGCGTTCGTGCAGTACGTGATGCGCCACGAGCGCGACAACAGCCCCCTGCTCAACGCACCCTTTCACAAGGAGTGGCACGCGTACTTCGACGAGAACCCCCGCGCGATCCTCGAGGCGCCGGTTGAGCACGCCAAGACCCAGCAGATCGCCGTGGGGCGCTCGCTCTTTGCCCTCGGCCAGGACCGCAACCGCCGCCTCGCGATCGTCTCGCTCACCCAGGAGACCCACGCGGACAAGATCGCCGGCCAGATCCGCCGGTGCATCGACCGCAACCCCCGCCTCCGGCGCGTCTTCCCCCACCTGCGCAAGAGCCCCCTCGCCGGGGACCAGTGGGGCGCGTCGAGGCTCTACGTCGAGCGCGACACCAACTCCAAGGACCCGAGCATCGGATCGTACGGTCTCTTCGGCCCGATCAACGGCTCGCGCTTGGACGGTATCATCCTTGATGACCTCCTAAATTTCGAAAACACGCGCTCGATCGCCCAGATGAAAAAGATCGTCGGGTGGCTCGATTCCGAGGTGCTTCAGCGCGTGACCCCGGACGGGTTCGTGTGGTGGATCGGGACGCCCTGGCGCGAGGACGACCCCATGCATGAGGTGGCCAAGCGGGCGGGTTGGGTGTCGCGCAGCTACAGCGCCGTGACCAACCACGAGTCCCCGATGGAGGAGTGGAAGCCCCTCTGGCCCTCGCAGTTCTCGAGGGAGCGCCTGATCAAGCGCTACGAGGAGACCACCCCCATCGACTTCGCGCGGATGCTCCTCTGCCAGGTGCGCACCAAGAAGTCGGCCCGGTTTCAGGCGGATTGGATCGAGCACGCCAAGGAGCTCGGCCGCGGCACGACTCTCGTGGACCAGGCCCCCCACTACCGCGACGGCCGGCGCATGCGGTGCTTCACGGGCGTGGACGTGGGGATCGGGCAGACCGAGAACCACGATCTCAGCTGCGTATTCACGATCGGGGCCATCGGCGGGAAGCGTCACGTGCTCAAGATCGACACCGGCAACTGGGACGCCCCCACGCTCATCGACAAGATCTCCACCCACAAGGAGGGGTTCGACTCGATCGTGTACGTCGAGAACAACGCGGCCCAGGACTTCCTCGTGCAGTGGTCCAACCAGATGGGCGTCTACGTGCAGGGCGTCACCACCACGGCCAAGCGCAAGTACGACTCACGCTTCGGCGTCGAGCACATCGCGATCGAGATGCGCAACGGGGGCTGGGTCATCCCGAGTGGCGACGACGGGCAGACCATCGAACCCGAGGTGCGGGAGTGGATCCGCGAAATGCTCTACTACACCCCCGACGCGCACACGGGCGACCGCCTGATGGCGTCGTGGATCGCTAGAGAGGCCTCGCGCCGCCACGGCATCCCGGTCATGGGCCACGCCACGACCATGCGGCGGTGATGGAAAAGGACGGCCCCCCTCCCCAAGAAGCACCAAAAAGGAGGGGGGCCTAATGGCTACGGGAAAGGACACCCACGCAGCACTCAGCATTTGTAGCAACAGTCTAGCGAAGGCGCAAACGAAGCCCCGCCGGGCTCCAGAACCAGGCGGGGCTACGGAACACCAACGAGAGGTTCGAGCCTTGGAGGGGGTAAGGCCTCTCGCTAGTGCACAGCTCCGGGCGAGGGACTCGAACCCCCCACATCCAAGTTAACAGCCTGGCGTTCTACCTCTGAACTACCCCGGATCGTGAAAAGCCCCTGCACTCGCGGCGCATCCGACGCATGGAACACGCGCGAGTCCACGGGCATCGCCACGACGCCACGAGGGGTCACGGTGAAGAACTCCGCATCTGCGAGCACGGGAGACATGTACAGAATGTAGGCACAGACGCCTAGGGCGTCAAGTCGACCTGTTCGACCAGCGCAAACGGCTTTCCTGCGAGAGCCTGCGATTTCAGCCACTCGGCTGCCTCAAGCGCGGTGAATTGCGTCGTCGTGGCGAGGCTCCTGGCGGCGCGTCGCAGGGTTTCGAAACTGCTAGACCCCGGGGCCACATCCCACGCCATTGCTGCCGCTGTAAGGGCTAGCTCGAAATCGAACGACGTCTTGATGTAGGGCGTCAGGTCGGCCACCCCCTTGTAGGCCCCGAACGGGGCACCGCTCGAGCCCTCCAACGCCTCGGCGAAGGCTTCGTCTCGAGCCCGGTCCTCCTCGTCCATCTTGGCGAGCCGGGCCTTGTGCTCTTCCTCGGTCTCGTCGGGGCGCTTGCGCCGGGTCACTTCGTGCAGCGTGAACATGGGCACAACTGTAGCTACAGACGCCCTAGGCGTCAAGGCGCGCACCAGGGCCTTGTCCCGGCGGCGCGCCGCCCGCTTGGTGTGCCGCTTGGCCGTGCGGATGAGCTTGCGGGCGGCGGCGTTGCACCTGCGAGTACCGCCGCTCGTGCGCCGCTTGGCCTTCCCGGCCGCGCGGTCGATCTGGGTCACCGCAGCCCCGGCAGTTGCACGCTATCGGCCCAGCGCTCGACCTCGGCCACGCGCAGGTGGCGAGCGGTCTCCCCCGTGCAGCTGGCGAAGGCTGCGGCGATCGCGTCTTGATAGGCTGACCCCTTCGCGTGGTCGCGCCAGCCCGGCCTCGAGCGGTCGCAGTAGAGGCCGGCCATGCGCCGGTGGCGCTCCTCGACGACGCAGGCGATCACGGTGCAGGTTCCTCCGACGCTGCCACGTTCGCGGCGTCGCGGATCCACTCGGAGAGGGCCACGCCGTCGAGCACGGCTTCGCGCTCCCAGCGGGCGCGCTCGGCGCTGCTCACCCGCAGGCGCACGGTCTGGTCCCGCCGGTCCTCCCCGGTGCGGTATTCGCGCCCGCTTTCTGACACGTGAATGGCCATGCGCGAGAATGTAGCACCAATCTCCAGCTCGTGCTAGAAGTCGTGACTATGACGGATCAGGTCAAGAGCGCACGCGTCAAAGTGGCGTGTGTAGTTGAGGTGGATGTGCCGCTGGTGGCGGGGGAAGATACCCCGCTGGTGGACATAGTGGAAGCGGCGAAGACCGAGGCCGAGGGTGTCTTGTCAGGGCCTTGTTTGCGCGTCACGGGCTCGAACGTGGTGCACCTCGAGATGGAGATGTTGGGATGACGCCCCGCTAGCCGCTAGCGCCCCTCTGCGGTACTCTGCCGGGGAGATGTATTTCGACGCAGAGATCGCCGTGCCGGACCTTGGGGCTCTGCCCGCGCCCGCGCCCGTGCAGGCCACCCAACCACAGCTCAAGACCAACCTCACGGTGCATGGGGCGACGTTGCCGCCCGGGGGCGTGGCGATCCGCTACTTCGCGAACGGCAGCCCAGCGGCCACAGCGGATGTCGAGCTCTACTCCCTGCTTGAGGATCGATCGAAGCCTGGGCAGCCCATCGAAACCAAGCGCTGGATGCTCCTCGGCTCGGGTACCGCCGGGGCGCAGGTGCCGTTCACGGTGCAGGATCTCTCGTCCGGCAGCTTCTACCTGCGTGTCATATCGGCCACGGCCGTTGGCTCTCTCGTCCCCACCTTCACCATTTGAGGTCAGCATGGATTTCCCGCCCGATTTCTTCGGCAGCAACATGCGCACCTACATCCTCGAGCCCGCAGTGTTCGCGGATTCGTTCGGGGGAGAGGCGCTTGAGCTGACCACGGAGCAGACCACCAAGCTCGCTGTGCGCGGCTGGGACTGTGCTTGCCAGGTGCGAATCGGGCCCAACCCAGGGTGGCGCATCGGCAATTCGGACACCTATGAGGTGCGCGAGGCCATCACGCCAGCGCACGACCCCGCCAAGAACCTCGCCATCTTCGTCGACGCCTGGACCTGATCATGCCCCGTCTCTACGCTGCCCTCGCTCTTTCCCTCGTCCTTGTCGGCTGCGCCGGGACTGCAACGGAGCGCCGAGCGCTCGCTCTCTATCACACCGCGGTCACGCTCGAGGATGCGACGCGGGAGGGTCGGGAGATGGTACTCGAGCGCCGCGAAGAGGTGATGCGCAGCGCAGGTCGGGCCGCTCGAGACCGAGGCGCGCCGGACGAAGAGGTGCGCGAGGTCATTCTCACCGCGGCCGCGACCTTCGACGAAGGGCCGCTGGTCGACGCGATGAATGCGGCGATCGCCGCCAAGTCCACGTTCACGCACGCCGTGAGGGAGAGCCTCAACACGGAGGGCGTCGACCTGGCCACCCTACTGCCCATCGCCATTCAGGCGGTGTCAGCGTACGAGAGCTTGCGAGCGGCCTTGGGGGAGCGCGGACAACGCCTGCCCTCAGGCCCCCAAGTACTGGGCGATCTGCTCGGTGGAGGTTGATCGATGAACGTTCTGGCTATGGTTTTCAGGGGTGCGCGCGGTCTCGCGGGTGCTCTGGCGGACAACGCGGACGACCCCAAGGTAGAGGCCTCTGCTCGAGGGGCGGGTGTCTTGATCGGCCTCATCGAGCGCTTGACCGAGCGCAAGTCGATCGAGGAAGTTCAGCAGGACTTGGCCGAGCTCATCGCTCGAGAGACCAAGCCCATCTCGCTCGAAGAGCTCAACGCTCAGCGCGACAAAGTGTTGTCTGAGTTCGGGGTCGGCTGACCCACTCCCGCATCAGCGCCGGCCCCCGTGCTATCTTCCTGAGCGGACCCTCCGGGGGCCTCATCATCCCCAGGGTTTGGGTGGAGAGTTCGATGGCCAACTACGTAGCGCTCGCAGATTACCGAGGCATCCTGCGCCCCGGCCTGTCCCTGCAGCAAATTCAGGCGGGAGACCGCGTCGACCTGAACCGGCTCGGGTTGACTCCCGACGAAGCCCAAGCACAGGGGCTCTCGCTCTTGGAGATCACGCCCCAGATCGAGCCCTTGCTCGACCTGTTCGCCCGGCTGCCGGTCAAGGGCGCGGGTAACCTCAACGCCCTGCTGGGCGCTCGCGGGTTCTCTTCGGTCGGGCCCACGCGGCCCCCGTTGTCCGTCCTGGACGTGGGGACGATGGAGGCCACGAACGCCACGATCACCTTCGGGCGGGGAGCCGCAGCCCAGAGTGTGGACGGGTTCTTCGAGTCCAACTCCCAGATCGTGGGGATCATCCCCGACTGGAGCCAGCCCGCGGAAATGCTCCTCGACTTCCCCGAAGCCAGCCTCACGGATCCGGCGGGCTCCCTCATCCTGGTGAACCGCCCGATCACGGGCTTGACCCTCGCCCAGGCCACGTTGGGGGGCACTTCCTACACGTTCAACGGCGTCTCGATGTCCTTCGACACGGGGCCAGCGGGGACCGCGTTCTTCATCTTCGATCTCTTCGTGACCTACAAGGTGGAAGACATCTAGGCCATGGCTGAGTATGTCGTCCTAGAGACCTACCAAGGCGGCTTGCCGGGCGTCCCGTCGCAGAAGCGGATCGAGGCCGGGGCGGTCATCGACCCGACCCGCATTGCCCCGGGCTCGAGCGTGGCTGCGCTTTTGGCGGCCGGCCTGGCGATCGTCGAGAAGACCGCGGCCATGGATGAGCCGCTCGAGATCTACGCCCGGCTCCCTTCAAGTTCGAACTGCTCCCTCCTCTCCCTCCTCGTGGCTTTCGGGGCCATCGGTGCGGGCGACGTGTCCTCGGTCTTCGGTCGCACTGGCGCTGTGACAGCGCAGGGCGGGGACTACGCGGCCTCAGACATCACCAACGACTCGGGGGTGGCAGGGGCGACGGTCGCGGACGCTCTCGACAACGTGAGCCCCCCGGTGGACTCGGTCTTCGGTCGCACCGGTGCCGTGACGGCGCAGAGCGGGGACTACACCTCCTCCCAGGTCGCGAACGGCTCGACGGTGCCCGGCGGGACGGTGACCCAGGCGCTAGAGAGTGCCGCGACCACCCCCGCGCCCCCGGTGGGTTCGGTCTTCGGGCGCACTGGCGCCGTGACCGCACAGAGCGGGGACTACGCCGTTGCCCAAGTCACGGGCGCGGAAGCCGTCGCGAACAAGGGACAGGCCAACGGCTACGCGAGCTTGAACGTCGACGCCCGGGTGGTCGAGCCCGTGCAGATCATCCACGAGACGGGGGACCCCGCAGATCTGATCGTCACGGACATCCCCGAGGACTCGATCCTTGTTCGCCGAGACACCAATCTACAGGGGCGCGAGGAGTTCTTCACCCAAAGTCGGAGCATCGACACCATCCTAGGGGGCCCATCGGACAAGCTGGGACCAGGCCTTGGAGATCCGAATTTCACACAGCCAGCCGGGGGCTTTGATCTCTCGGGAGGTACGTACGAGATCGAGTGGGGTCATGGGTGGGCGCTCGACACCACCACCTCGAACTTCATCGCGCGCTTGTTCGTGAATGGTGCGGAGATCACCGAGCCGCACGTGCAGGAGCCCAAGGATTCCGCGGGAGCGCCTCCGCCCATCGGGACGGATCAACGCCTATCCTTCGACCGGGGCCCCTTTCGAGTGGTGCTGCCTGCGGGTGCTACGCCCGTGCGTGTCGAATGGCAGGCGCAGAACGCTGGCGATGAGGCGACGATCTTCGAATCCTCGGTCAAGATCGTGAAGGTGGCCTCATGACCGTGAAAGTCGTCTACCCCCTATCAACTACCGTGCAGAGCCGCGCGCGCTTGGTCGTCCTAAAGCGGCAGATCGAGAACGCGCTCCCGGGCCTCGTGTGGGCTTCGACGGGCGCGCCCCTGCGCATGACGCGACCTCGGCAGGGGGAGCCCACGCTCGTGCTGCGCCTCGAGGCCGACGTCAACCGGGCAGTGCTCGACGCCACGGTGCAGGCGCACGACGCCGCCGTGGTGAACCCTCAGCGGGTTCGGGTGTGGGACTACGTGGAGCGCGGCCCCAAGCGCGGAGGTCGCGAGGAGCAAGCGCCCCCGGGACTGGATCTCGACAAGGGCCTCACGATCAGCCCGCACGTCGTCGAGTCTTTCGCGTCGGGGGACATGCTCGAGCGCATCTACTACCCCTCGCCAGGGGACGCCGTGGCGGACACGCGCCGACTGGGTCGCGTCACATGGACCTACGACTATTCGGGGTCCATCCCTTTGACGCAGGGCCGAGAGATCGAGGTCTACCGGTACAACGGGGAAGCGGTGAGCCTCGGTAAGGCGCGCACGAAGCCCTACAGCCCCAAGAGCGGGATGCGTGCCAGCGGCAAGCGCCGTGCCAACATCATCGAGGACCTCAAGGCCGACACGATGGGCGCGCTCATGCTGAACGGCCACGCGGATGCCATCGATCTCGGGTCAGCATTCGTGACCAAGCACATTCTCCCGATCTTGGAGTTCGAGGAGGGGTCGGTGCAGCCTCTCAAGGATGCCTGGGCTGCGGACGATACCGCGTGGTTGGATGAGACCGTGCCGGGCGCTCCGATCACCTTCCGCGCTTGGCTGCTCTCGCGATTGGAGTTCTAGATGCAGGGCGTTGAATACGTGTGGGCCGGAGCGCTCGCAGTGGCGCTATTGGCCGAGCTCAAGGCCGCTTTCGATGGGCGCAAGGGCGGCACCATCACCGAGCGCACCTTCAAGCACTCGCCCCTCTTCATCCTCGTCAGTGCGTTCAGCGCGTGGATGCCGTGGCACTTCTGGGTGGCCGAGGGCAAGCTCACGCGGTGGGACCCTGCTGTGGTGGCGATGGGCGCGGCGATCGGTGTGGCGGTGTGGCGTCGTCGCGCGTGATAGGCTAGGCGCATGACCCCCGAAGAGCTGTACCAGACGCCGGTCGTGTCGTTGTACGACGAGAACCGCGCCAAGGTGCTCGGCAAGCTCGAGAAGTACGCTCGAGGCTGTCAGGACGAGGGGAAAAAAGAGGTTGCGTACACCGCGAGTTTCTACAACGAGGCCGCGGCCGGGGCGCCAGGCTTCCTAGACCACTCGGATCGCAAGCCCCGCACCCGCTACGACGTGGGGCGTGTTGTAGTGCGCAGGCTCACGGCCATGTCCCTGGCATCGGAGCGTTTCCCCGAGGTACGTATCGAGGGGGACAGCAACGCGGAGGATTTCGTTCGAGCGTGCATGAAGGAGTCGCGACTCCCGGTGCGTATCGTGGAGGCCCGGCAGCGCGGGGGGCAGATGGGGACTGCCTGCCTCTCGTGGGGTCTCAAGAATGGGCGCCCTCGCGTCGCCGTGCACGACCCGAAGTACTGCCGCGTGATGAGCTGGGTGGACAGGGACGACCTCATCCCCGAGGTTGTCTTCAAGGCGTACAAGTACGAGCAAGACGTCTGGGATAGCGCCGAGAAGGAGACCCAGCGCAAGACGTTCTGGTGCATCTGCATCTGGACCCCTGCGCAGGAACTCCGGTGGGAAGCGCTCCCGCAGGAGATCGCTACGCAAGAAGGGTGGGGCACCAAGCAGGCGCCCCAGGTGTTCAACCACAACTTCGGGTTCACCCCATTCTACTGGGTCCAGAACACCCCCTGCGCGGAGACCGTCGACGGGGAATCGGACATTGACGGCCTCTGCGAGAACCTAGACACGATCAACCAGCTCGAGTCCGCGACCACTCAGGGCACCCTCTGCAACGTGGACCCCACGCTCGTCATCAAGGAGCCCTCTGAGTCGAACGACGGGGACCCCGTGGGCACCGGGAAGTACAACGCGATCTTCAGCCAGGGGGGCGCGGAATACCTCGAGCTGAAGGGGAGCGGTATCCAGGCCGCCGAGCGTCACGTGGACCGCGTGGCCCAGCACTCCTTCGACATGGCCGGGGTCATCGACCCGGATCCCGACAAGCTCAGTGGAGCGGCGCAGAGCGCTCGGGCGCTGGAGATCCTCTATCAGCCGATGATCGCCACCTGCGACACCCTTCGAGAGCAGTACGCGGAGCACGCCATCCGCCCGATCTTGCGGGACATGCTGCGCGTGGCCCGGATGTACCGAGACCAAGGCATCCTGCAGGAGGATGGCCGGCGGGCCGAAGGCCGCTTTGCCCTCCCTCCGCGGCGCGAAGGGGAAGAGTCCTTCGAACGCGACCCCGGGGACTCCGACGAGGTAGCCCTGGCGTGGCAGCCCTACTTCCAACCCACGTGGCAAGACCTGAACACCGCGGCGCAGGCGGTGAGCACGGCCAACGGTGGGGCGCCCAGCATGTCGGCTCGCACGGGCGTGCAGGTCATGGCCAGCATGACGGGCGTCGAAGACGTCGACGCGGAGATCGAGCGCATCGAGGAAGAGCAGGACGAGCGCACGACCAAGGCGGCCAACGCCTTCGGACCGCCCCCGCGCCCGGCCCCGGCGGAGAATGACCCCTTCCCGCTAGAGGACCCACCGGAGGACGAACCCGAAGACCCTGAGGACTGAACCATGCACACCACCAAAGAAGAGGCGATCGCCGTAGCACGAAAGCGAGGGTTCTCCTTGGTGTTCGAGCCTTGCGACACCAACATGGGGCCAGGCTACAAGTACGTGCTCACGCGCGACAGTGACGGGGAACGATGGGGGCAAACGGTCGTGCAATGCCCCACCGCGGATGTGTTGCTGGCCGATGCTGCGAGGCGCACTGTGCTGGCCCTAGCGGGGTAGGATGCCCTCCCGGATCCAGGAGATCATGGAGGGGACTCTGGGCGACATGGAGCGCTTAGGGGACCTGCGAGAGGGCTCGCGCTCGGCCTCGGCCGAGAACATCCGTCGCATCCTGCAAGACGCAGAGACCGATCTCGCGCGGCGGCTCCGCGGCGTTGCAGCGCCCGGTAATCGGTTCACGACGGCCCAGGCCCGTGCGTTCCAGGTACAGAACGAGATCGTGGCCGAGTATTTGTCCCTGCGTCTCGGCGGGCTGAACGCCGAAGATGCGCGCCGCGCGATAGGGCGCAGCCTCAACGAGACCATCTCGCTGCTCGAGGGCCTAGAAGAGCGTTTCACGGGCGTTGTGCAGCCCCTGCGCCTCCGCCAAGCCGGCCGCCTGTCCGCCGTCGCGGGCCGTGCAGAGCAGACCATGCTCCGCTTTCAGGCCTCGAGCTGGGATCGCTACGGCGCGGAGATGATCGGGCAGATGGAGAACCTCATGGCCCGCGGCATCGCGCAGGGCATGAGCATGGACGATATGATCGGAGCGCTCACGGGGCACGGTGGCCCGAGGGGCACGGTGTCGATGGCCGCTAGGGTGACCCCCCAGGGCGTCATCCGGCTGGCGGAGACCGAAATCCCCGAGGGCCTTTTCGTGCGCAACCGCTATTGGGCGGAGCGCATCGTGCGCACGGAGACCACCCGGGCGTACAACGGGGCGCGGCTCGAGGGCATGCGGGAGGTGCGCCGCACCGACATGCCCGACATGCAGAAAAAGATCGTGGCCATCTTGGACAACCGCACGGCGGCGGACTCCATCGCCGTCAACGGCCAGATTCGGGAGCTAGATGGGTTCTTCGTAGATGGGGCAGGGCGCACCTATCAGTACCCCCCCGCGCGACCCAACGATCGAGAGACCGTGATCCCTTGGCGACCTCGATGGACGCGCCCTGCTCGAGAGGTACGCTCAGTGCGCGATCGCGCGACTCTGGGGGAGCTCACCGAGGCCGAGCAGACGCGTCTAGCAGACCGCGCGCCGTGAAGAGAACCCATGAAGGCCATCACGCGATCGCAGTTTCACGCGGACCCGGCGCGCTACGTCCTTGAGGCAGAGGCCGAATCCATCGGGGTGGTGGACGCCCAAGGGCGCGTTCGGGTGGTCCTGAGCAGCCCGCTGGCAGGTGGAAGCGTAGACCTCGGCGCGCCGGCATGGCATGATGGCGCCATGCGACCACCGTTTCTCCCCAAGACGCCCAAGCGCCCGAAGCCGCCCAAGCGTCCGAAGCCTGGCAAGGGATACTAGTCATGTCCGGATCGATCAGCATGCGGGGCACGCTCTTGGTGGGCGCCAGCACGTGCAATCCGTCCGCGGGCGTCAACCAGTGCAACGTCGCCCTGGGCCTCGGGCAGGGGGCCTGCGCTGATCAGGCGGTGATCTTCGGGGCGGCTTTCGGGCCGGTCCCTGAAACGATCGCCACCTCGGGGGCCATCGGAGATGTCTGGGAGGACCTGCCGTGCCTCTTGGGCCTGTCCTCGATCGAGTACCTCTACATCTCCTCGGCGCCGGGGCAGTTCGCTCTCCGCTTCGACCCCACGTCCGCGGTGATCACCACGTCCGCCATTCCCGCAGGCGGTATCGTCGCGGGCTCAGTGGACATCCAGGTCACCGGCGAGGACGGGGTGGGCGTGATCGCCACCGTTACGTTCGACGCCTCCACCAACTCTCCGGCCGCGGTCGTGGCAGCCATCAACGCCGCGTTCGGCGCCCTCGGGGCACAGTTGCCCGAAGACGGCCCGATCGCGCGACTGAACGACGACGATACGGCCAGCATCGTGACGCCCGCCGTCGGCCCTGAGGCCTTGGCGATCCTCACGGACCCCGGTTCCTTGTTGGGCGGCGACGCGACCGCCAACGGGGATGCGCAGAGCACGGCCCCCCTCGTCGGGCCGTACATGGCGCGGTATGCTCCGGGCTCTACGGCTCCGACTCGCATTCAGGCGAGCGGAAACACCACCCTTTCGATCGTGGCCGCGGGGACCCCGTAGGCCTTGGAATAGACCATGACCACACTCCGCGAAGTCCTGGATCGAGCAGATCCCAACGTCCACCCCGATGCCGAGCGCGAGGCGCGCCCCACCCGTATGGCGCGCGTCCGTAGCGTTCGTGGCAACACCGCCGACGGCACGCTCGCCAGCGACACGATCGCCCTGGCGGAGGCCGATCGAGCCCTCTTCGCGAGCTCGGCCTATGTCGCGGCCGGCGCCAGCACGGGCGTCTTCGCCCCGTCCGCGGTCGGCGTCGCCCCCGCCGCGGGCCAGGTGGGCGTCAGCCCCACCGGGGAGCTGGTCTTCAACGCGGCGGACGCAGTGACCGACGCCGAGGTCACCTACACCACGATCGACGCGGACGACCCCGTCGACCTGCAGAACCTGCCGGTGGTCGCCGGTGTCCTCACCCTCCCGAGCAGCCTTCGCGCCGCTCTCATCCTTTCGGCCCAGGACGTGACCATCCCGGACACCCCGGTGACGCTCACCCCGCTGTTCCGCGGCGCCACTCCCGCAGGTGCCACCGAGGTGGCCGTGGGCGACGATCCGAACACGCTCGTGTTCGACCCGGCCGTGACCGCGGCCACCGTGCGCATCCTCCCGCAGTCGGCTCGCACCCTCAACGATCGCCTGAACGCACAGTTCGGCTGATCGCACCCTCGCACAGCCCCAAGGCCCCCTCCCTATCCGGGCGGGGGCCTTGTCTTTTTGGTAGTCTCCCCCCGTCAACCCGAACGCCCACGTGAGCGGAAAATCACGGTAGGTGACACATGTCTGAGACCGCCGCCCCTCTCGCCCCGAATACCGAGACCCACACGCAACCGGCCACGGCTGCCCCAGCACCCGAGCCCGCCCCGGCCCCACCTGCGGCCGAGCCGACCGAACCCACCGCGGAGCCTTTCGCGACGTTCCCCACGGCCGAGGCGTTCAACGAGCGCGTCGATCGCGCGCTGCAATCGCGGCTCAAAAAGATGGGCTACGAGAGTGTCGAGGCTCTTCAAGAGCAGACCAAGCAGTACAAGGACTACCAAAAGCAGGAGGACGAGAGGCGGCAGGCGGAAATGTCCGAGCTCGAGCGAGAGCGCGAGGCTCGAGAGGCGGCGGAGAAGACCGCGGCCGAGGCCGCGGCCCGGGCCGAAGCCGCCGAGCGTGGGGCACGACACGCCGCGATCTTCCGCGACTTGGGGGTCACCAATGACGCCTACGCGACCCACCTGCTCGTGGCGGCTGCGGGTGCGGTGCCCGAGGGGGAGACCTTCGACGAACGCGCCCACCTCGAAGAGGTGATGAAGGACCCGACACAGGCGGCCGCGCTGGGGGCAAAGGCAGCGGCGCCAGTGACGCCAACGACGACCGGCGCAGGGCCGGGCCCCGAGCCCGCGCCCCCCAAGAAGCCGAACATGATGACGGCGACCAAGGAAGAGATCGAGGCGTACCGGCGCAGCCTTCGACAAGGGCGCCGCCGGTAGGTCTTGCAGCCCTTGGGGGGCGCGGGTATTCTACGGAGTGAACCGCGCCCTTTTACGCGACGTCGGCGGAAACAGACGGTCATCTCGGGGCATCGGTAGACCTCCTCTCAGGAAAAATCGAAGCCATGACCGACTATTTCACCCCCGGACTGCCGCCCGCGATCCGGGACATCGTGCAGGAGGACTACCTCACGCGGATGTTCCGGGATGCCCTCTTCCCCGCCCTTCTCTACCGAGAAGAGGCCACCAAGGAGGAGTGGGAAGCGAGCACTGGTGAGACCAAGTTCTTCACCCGTCGCGGCCTCATGAAGCCGAACCTGACGCCGCTCAATGGGGACCCCACCCCAAAGAGCTACGCGTTCGAGCAGTGGGAGGCGACCGCCAAGCAGCAGGGCGACGCGATCGACACGAACCTCAAGAATTCGTACGTCGCGCTCCAGAACCTCACCGAGGCCAACACCACCACGCTCGGCCTGAACGCGGGTCAGACCGTCAACCGCCTGGCGCGAAACACGCTCTTCCGCGCCTACCTCGGGGGCAACACGAACCTCACGGTGGCCGCGAGCATCGGGGACACCACCGTGCAGGTGGCCAGCATCAACGGGTTCTCGGTCTTCTTGTCCAACACGGACATCTCGAAGACGCGCCCCGAAGCCGTGAGCCCCTCGAACCCCCTTGCGGTCACCGTTGGCGGCGAAGAGGTGAACGTCATCGGGGCGACCCCAGCCAACCCCGCGAACCCCTTCGGGCCCGGGACCCTGCGTCTGGAGTCTGCGCTCACCGCAAACCACCTGATCCGCGAGTCGGTGTTCGCGTTCAACCGGCCTTTCCAGCTCTTCGAGGGCGCGTCGGACAACGTGGACGGCATCCTGCCGGGCAACACGCTCACCTACCAGACCATCGTGAACGCCGTTCAGACCTTGCGTCAGAACAACGTGATGCCCTGCGAGAGCGGGAAGTATCACATCCACCTCACGCCGATCGCCGTGGGGCAGATTCAAGCGGACGTTCAGTTCCAGCGCATGTATCAGTCCCTCCCCGAGAGCGCCCCGCACCGGGACCTCATCATGGCGGACACGGCCAATTCGCGTTTCTACGACAACAACGAGAGCCCGAACGAATTCACGGTGGACCCGGACTCCATCGAGGCCACCGGCACCAACGCCAGGATGTCCAACGAGATCGGGGCGGATGTCGTCAACGAGGGGGGCGTTCCCATTCAGCGCGCCATCGTGATGGGTCGCTCGGCCATCCAGGAGTACTGGATCGACGAGATGGACTTCATCTCGGAGGCCGGTGTGCAGGGCAAGATCACCCCGAACGTTCGCGTGACGAACAACGGGGTGCTGGTCTCCACCGATCAGGTCCGCCTGATCTTGCGCAGCCCCCAAGACCGCCTGATGCAGCTCATGTCGATGGCGTGGAGCTGGTCGGGGGACTGGGTGTGCCCCACCGACGTCAAGGTGGGCAACCCCGCAGCCTACAAGCGCGCCGTGGTGATCAACCACGCCTAGGCCGCTTGGTCGCCTGATCCGCGACTGGAAGCCCCGGGGGAGACCTCGGGGCTTTCTCTTTGCCGCCTATGCTATGCTCGGGGCATGGACATCACCCTCGAGGTCATCCAAGCGGTGGAGAGCGCCAACAAGCCGCAGCTCAAGCGAATCGCTCGCGAGCTCGGCATTGCGGACGAGGTGGATCTACGGAAACGCGCCGACCCGTTGCGCGCGGATATGCTCGCCCACCTCAAGGAGGTCGCGCCCGACGCTTTCCCGAAGGCTGAGGACGCCGACGCCGCGCCCCCTGCCCCACCTGCGCCCGACTGGGTGGGCCCCATCGCCACCCCGACTGAGCAGCCTGAGCAGCCTGAGCAGCCTGAGCAGCCTGAGCAGCCTGAGCAGCC